GTATATTGATTACCTGCCTGCTGCAGTTGAGGAAAAGATGATCTTAAACAAATATGCTGACATCTTTAGCACCAAGCTTGTTAAAGAGTTTGTAAAGCTTGCCAATTTGATTCGTCAAGGATACAAAGCTGGTCAATTGAGTCTTACAATGTCTCCTCGTTCGTTGTTTAGTGTTTGCAAGAAATGTTCTGTTGGGGTTAGCCTCAATGCTGCATTTGCTTCTGTTTACACAAACAAACTGAATGACACGCAACGCAAGGTTGCTTCAGAGTTGTTTACCAAAGTCTTTGGTGAACGCACTATCAAACTGTAAACAAACAAACAGAGCACAAAAACCCAGTCCCTTTGCAAAAGGGGACTGTCTTTTGTCCCCTAAGCAACATGATCAACAAAAAGCTAATCCAAGACAATGCTCCTAGTAACATGGGGCAGCAAGTCAATGTCAACCACACAGGCTGCGAAGCAGGAGAAGATCGCAAGCGTAGGCTGTACATCAAACGTACAGAAAAAGGACTGCTCGCATACTGCCACCACTGCCAACAGCACGGGTTTGTCCGAGAGACAAGCGAAGCACGGTACTCAGCTTGGATCAACAAACCCACAACAAAAACAACCAAAACAAAACAACTGCCAAAGCTAGGCAGTCTGTCTACACCAGCAAAGATCTGGCTCACAACATATTTCTGTGATCACAATTCTGTAGATTTTGTGGGCATAGCTGATGAACAAAACAAAGTTGCCTTGTGTTTGTATAACCTGGAAGGCGAGAACATAGGCTATCAAATTAGAAATCTTAGGTCAGACGCTGTACCAAAGTACATCACACATTTCTTTAGTAACAGCAGCAGTCAAGACGGAGCTTGGTTTTACAAAAGCACAGCAACAAAGCTTGTAATCACTGAAGACTACCTCAGTGCTTACCGAGTACACAAAGACATAGAGAACGCTAGCTCTGTAGCGTTACTAAGAACAAGTATCACAGACAAACTGATATTTGAAATCAACGACAAAGGCTTTAAACAAATCTACATCTGGTTAGACCCTGATGCCGCAGGCAAGGCAGGTGCTGCAGCTGTAGCAAAGTCTTTGTTGTACTACTTACCGAGTGATGTCAGCGTAACAATCCTAAAGCACGAGAAAGAGCCTAAGGAATGTACGCCAGCAGAACTCTCAACTGCAATCCGATAAGGAAAGGAACCAATGGACTATTCAGTACTAGAGCTTTGCTCACAAAGCAAAGACAACTTGTTTAAATACAAGAAGTACATCAAGCCCCATGTTGTAGCCAAGGAGACTCATTGGTTAAGCTTCGTTTAGCATTGACCAAAGCCAAAGACTTCAAACCACACCACGCTCACGATGAAGTTATTAAGAACTTGATTGAGCTAGACTACCTAGCAAAAATCGTTGAAGAGTGTGAGAAAGTCAAAGAAGGTAGCAGCGATTTGGAACACATCCACATCCTCACCACAAGTGCTCTCAAAGATGTAGAAAGGTACATAGATAAAGATGATCTATTCGTCTCTCCTGATCTCTCTGCTATCGCTAGTCGGATTACTTCTAGTGGATACGAATGGCGGTTGGATGCCCTTAATCGTTCTCTTGGGCCTCTTCGTACTGGCAACTTTCTCATTGTTGCTGCAAGGGTTGAAGTGGGTAAGACTACGTTCCTTGCAAGTGAAGTAAGTTACATAGCTCAGCAACTACCCAAAGATCGTCCTGTTGTATGGGTTAACAACGAAGAAGAATCTTCTGTTGTGTTCTTCCGTATTGTTCAAGCTGCTCTAGGCAAACAAAGCTCAGAGATCATTGCAGACTCTGCATCAGCTATGGACGACTACACAGCCCTTATGGGCGGTGATAGAAACAAAATCAGAGTAACCAAAGATACAAACACTATTCGTGATTTGGAAACTCTGTTCAAAGAAATAAACCCTGGCTTGATCATCTTTGATCAGCTGGACAAAGTTGTTGGTATGAGAGGTAGCAAAGATGACCCAGAACACATCATGCTCGGCAAAATCTACAAGTGGGCACGTGAATTGGCAAGGACGTATGGCCCTGTCATTGCTGCTAGCCAGCTTAGTGCTTCGGTTGTGGATCTTAAAGATCCTCCGTTTATCGGAATGGATGCTTTACGTGGAAGCAAGACGGACAAACCAGGTGAGGCGGATGCTGTCATTACCATTGGTAAATACAAGGATCCAAAAAGCCCCGAAGAAGAAATGATTCGGACAATCAATGTTCCTAAGAACAAATTGCCAGGTGGTGGTTCTAAGCACACTGAGTCTGAACGACACGGGCAATACCTTGTAACCATTGATCCAATGAGGGCACGTTATGAGTAAGATAGGCGGTTGGTCTGACCCAAGAAGTGTTTTTGGTACAGGAATAGATTGGGAAACAACTAAAAAATCTATGTATGAGGCTGCTTATAAAGGCAAACCTGCAATTATGCCTATGCCTACAACACCCATTGAGTATGAACTTGTGTATGAGGCTGCTTATAAAGGCAAACCTGCAATTATGCCTATGCCTACAACACCCATTGAGCCTGTAGATTTTTCTTTTTTGACAGACTACATCATTGAGTATGAACTTGTTGGTAGCAGGATAACAGTTGATCCTCCTCCCACAGATACAGACTTGGACGTGTTGATTCTTTGTGAACCAGACTTAGATGCTGCTATCTCTGCTTGCCATAGGTACGGCTTTAATGATGATGGTTCGTACAAAGAGTTGCCTTCTTGTTTTTGGTCAGTTAGGAGAGGAGATTTGAACTTGATCCTGACTAATGACAAAGAGTTTTACGATTTGTTCTGTCTCGCTTCTTACGTCTGTAAGACTCTCAACGTAGTTAGCAAGAAGGACAGAATCACCGTCTTCCAAGCCATTTTGTATAGAACCAAAAAGTAAGTCAGTATCACTACCACCAGAAAAAAGGATAAACATGAAATTTGTTTCAATTGATGTTGAGACAACTCTCAACGGTAATGAAGACATAGGACTAGCTCATCCTATGAGCCCAGACAATCGAGTCGTATTGTACGGCGTAGGGATTGGAAGTAAAAAAACAATCACTGAGGAGCCTTACGATGTTTATGAAGTACTAAACACCCAAAAAACTCTCCACAGCAAAGAGTTTATAGTTTGTGGGCACAACATTTCTTTTGATTTGATGTACTTGTACAAATCCCACATCTATTTAAAGCCTTTTCTACAAAGCTGTTTGATCTGGGATACACAACTTGCCGAGTACATTCTTACTGGACAACGCTCTAAGTTTTCTAGCTTAGATGAGCTGTGCATTAAGTATGGCTATCCTGTAAAAGACGACAAGATCAAAAAGTATTTCCAAGCTGGACTGGGTTCGGACAAGATTCCCAGGGAAGAGCTTGAGCCTTACCTACGGAATGATCTTCAAGTTACTAAGAACATTGCTGATAAGCAGTATGAACTTGCAAAAGCTACAGGAATGCTCACTCTGATTGAAACACAGATGCAAGCGTTGCACGCAACTACAGAAATGATGTACAACGGTTTGTGCATTGATCAGGAAGTACTGGCTAAATACACAGTAGAGGTTGTCAATGAGTATGTTGATTCCAAACTAAACCTGGAGGAGATGTGCTCAGGAACCACCGTAGAGGACATAAACAGCCCTAAGCAGTGGTCAACATACTTCTTTGGGGGTAGCAAGAAGGTCAAAGAAAAAGAGGCTGTAGGACTGTTTAAGAATGGCAACACCAAGTACAAAACTGTAGAAAAGATTGTTCCTATTGAAGGTGCAGTTAGGTATGTTCCTGATCCTGACAAAGTATCAAGCAAGACAGGGCAAGTTTCTGTCGATGATGCTGTCCTCAAAGATATGTCAGACCACATCCTAAACAAGACAGAAAAAGAACGTATTAAAAGTCTTCTGCAATACAGAGAATTAAGCAAACAGTTGTCTACTTATGTACAAGGCTTAAGTAGGCATGTCATCGGCAAAGAAGGAGCAAAGCTTGGATTCATTCACGGTAAACTTAACCACACAGCTACTGTTACTGGCAGACTTTCTTCAACTAATCCTAATCTTCAAAACATTAGTAACAACCCCATCAAGCAGATATTTGTATCTCGCTGGGGTAGTGATGGGGTTATCGTGGAGTGCGACTTTAATCAGCTCGAAGTCGTTGCTCTAGCTCACATTACACGTGACAAGCAATTGATCAAAGACATTTCTTCTGGTGTAGAC